CAGAAACATCCTGTTTAACCAATGCCCTGTGCCATCAGACGCAACGTGCATGTTGCAGTCGCAGTCCGAGAAGCAGTCGAACACCACAACTGCAACCAGCTCGCCTTCGCGCTCAATGCCGATGCAATAGGCGTCACGGCGAAAGCCAGGTATGCCGATGCGGGCGGCAGCCCAAGGCAGTAATCGGCTTTCTTGTCCGTAGATGAGTCTGCTTGTCATAGTCTCAGGAGTGGTTTGATTTCATTAAGATTGTACCGATTATCGAACCAGTATGCCACGCAAAAAATCCGGCCATGGTCAAACGCCTCCACCAAGGATGCCGCCGAAGGCTCTTGTCACCGCACCGCTGAGTGATTTTGCGCGGATCGCCGGGTTGTCGCCCCGTTCGCCGGTCAATTCCTCGACCTTGCGCTTGAGCCGTTCAATCTCGATGCGCATTTTGGCGATCTCGGAGGCGGTGACGCCATCCTGCTTGGCCTTGTTGGACTGGATCGCCTGAAGGGTTTTGCTTTTGAACTGATAGCCGGCCATGGGTTACACCAGATTGAGTTCGCGGACGGTAGAGGCCATTGTGATTTCGGCCACTTCCAGCGTGCCATTGACGCGCACTTCCCAGCGCCGCGCCCGGACAGGTGGTATGCGCACAACAGCATTGGGCTTGCCAATTGTGGTGATGAGCTCGCTATCAGCGTAGATCGCCACTTGAACAAACTCTTCCGGGTAAAGCCGCGTGAGCTCGTCGCCGTTGACTGGGTGAACGCCGAAGGCCGCGCCGTTGAGCTCGCCGCCAATTGTGTCTTGGGCAAAGATGATCTCATTTTCTGCCCGGATCGCAGCGATCTCGGCGTCGATAGCCGCCTTCTGCTCCGGGGTCAGCTGCTCTTGCGCTTCAATGTAGCAGGCGCCGAACGACGACGGTGCGGGCAGAACAAACTCTTTGGAGCGCCAGGTCATCACTTCATTGATCTGGCCCAGTGCGTCCCACTCAAACACTTGGTTGCCCATCAGCATGTAAAGCGCTGCGGTCGGGATGTCGTAATAGCAGGCGTCCGCCTTGGCTGTGCCGCGCAGAACAAACGGCGTGTTGCCAGACAGATCGAAGATGAACGTGCCGACGCTCGCCGTGCCGTCTGCTTCCAGATAGGAATAACTGGCAAAGTATCGCCCGTTGTACTGGCCTGCCACAAAGGTGGCCGGGCTGGTCTTGAGCCATGTGTTGCGGGTCATCAAGAGTTCGGTCGATACCGTTGCCTGCCCACCGGAGACAATGACAAGTCCGTCGTAAGATGGATAGGCTACGGCGTAACCCAGATCGACGACGCCGCGCACGTTAATGCAGGGCAGATTGAGTTCAAGCTTTTCCTGCGCCATGGCTTCCGGCGTAATACCCACCACGAGGTAGGGCTGGCCGGTGGTCATCACGACGATTGTGGAGCCGTAGGCGCCGAGCGCTACGATCTCATAGTCCATGGTCAGGACGTACTTTTCAGGCCATGCGTGCGGGTAATAGGGCTCGCAGAAATACAGGTCTTTCCCGACAAAGCCGGCCATCATGCCGTTGGGCAGAGTGGTCAATCCAGTCAAACCAGCCGGAGGCGCGTTCCATTCACGGGACGGCAGCACTTCGGCGAACTCGTCAAAGGCGACGGTGTCCGTGAAATTGCCAGTCGAGGCGTCGCGTTCGGCGATTAGATAGAAGTCTGTGCCGGCAGCTGTTGAAGGCTGCGAGCGGTAGATGCGCTGCTTGGTGATGTTGCGCCCGGTCGGCGTCGAGGCGAATCCAGACAGCGTGACGGTCTGGCCGGACTGCCAGCTGATTTCGTTCGAGGCCGGGCATGGTTCGGATTCTTCGCCAAACGCCGTCACCCAGGTATAGACATAAATGCGGGTGATAACGTCGCCCGTGCCTGTGCCAGTAACGGCAGCCGTCAGAGCGCCCGTCGGGTAAGGGACTGCCAGAGGATAGACCGTGCCGGAGACGCGCATCTTCGGAGCGCCGTCGCCCGTGTAGTAAAGCCGATCCTGGGCTACTGGGCCGGGCGCTGCGTCAACGATCTTGTCCCACGCCAACCAGTCGTCGCCGTGCTTGTAGATCGTCTTGATTTCGGTGATGCCCTCAAAGGCGTGCTCGATGCGCATCTTGCGAATTGGAGTCAGGCCGCCGTCGTCGAGGCGCACGTTTTCCGCCCGCTGCGATGCGGACTCGGGCAAAAGTCGCGGGATCATCCGCGGGATTTCGCCCGAAAACTGAATTAGCTTGAGTGTAGCCATGCAACCCCCGGCAATGATGCGTTGATTATATCGCACCATACGGCACAAAACAAAGACTTACCCGATATGAAGGCACAGGTGATCGGGGGTAAAGGCGCGATTTCTGCACGGTTACACTTTCACGATGTAATTGGTGACAACGGTTGGCTGGGTGTTGTTGTGCGCCAGCCCGCATTAAACGTCTTTGCCGTTGTGCTTTCCTGCGCTCGCGTCACGGTCAGCAGGTCCACACTCCTGGCTGTGACCTTGACGATCTCAAGCGTGCCGTCAGCCTTCAAAAGTGTAGCGTTAAACCAGTCGCCAACGGCAAGAGCCGGAAAGAGCGCTCCGCTCCCCGGCGTCAGACTGATACTTGTTTCAGTATTCGTTATGCCGCTCGCCAGGCGCGAGACCGCATTATTCGATAGCTTGAGACCCATATAACCTCCCGATAGACAAAGACACGACAGCACGCTTGCAAAGGCGTGATCGTGAGCTCGTCATCGGGGAGGTCGGGTGGTTCATGCGGCGTATTCTAGCACGCTTTTGTTGGGCATTTCAGTCCTAGCCGCGCCTTCCGTTCCCGCCCCCACTGCAAACATGCTTCTACATGCGCATTCCACAACTCAAACTCCGGGCTCGGTGCGGTGCGCAGTAGCTGGATCTCATCCTCAAGCGAATACTGTTCGCGGATCATGTCCCGCACGCGCTGGTTGATAGCGTCTACGGAAGTGAGCGGGTAGTTGCATGAAGAGTTCTCGGTTGCGGTCATAGGCGGTTTTAAGTAGGTGAATGAAGCTGTGGGTTCTACGGGCGTGGCCCAGTATCGATATAGCGCTTTGCAGCTTGTCTTTCTTGATGGCCCGCCGGAATTTGAACAGGCTGTGCTTGCGGATAAAGCGCCTGGATGCCCAGGTGCGATAGCCCACAAAATTGATGCCACGGCGTACCGGGGCTATGGTGTACTTGGACAGCTCAAGACCCAGCTTATCGCGGATGAAGTCAATAATCTTGTCCCGGCATTCAATGCACCGCTTCCGGCTGATGCCAAACAGCACAAAGTCATCCACGTAGCGGCAATACTGCTTGATCTTCAGCACGCGTTTAATGAAGTGATCGAGCGGGTTCAGCACAATTAGCGCAAATATCTGACTCAGCAGGTTGCCAATGGGGATGCCAACAGGCTCCCCGTAGTCGGTAAACAGCATCATGAACTCGACAAAGCGCTGGTCTTTGATCTTGCGCAGCAAAAGCGCCTTGAGCACAGGGCGCAATATCCGGTAAAAGAACTTCCGAATATCCAGCTTGATCGTGTAGCTCCCCGCCGGAGCATTGCGCAGCGCTTGCTGTGCGTAGTCGGCGGCTTTGTGCGTGCCCTTGCCCTTCTGGCAGGCATACGATTGATCAATGAAGGTCGGTACGTAGATCGGTTCAATGATCCGGTAAATAGCATGCTGCACTACCAGGTCATGAAACGTCGGCGCATAGATACGGCGCACCTTGTGCTCTACGATGGGGAAATCAAAATACGGGCTGGGCTGATACTTGCCGCTGTGAATGTTGGTGTAAAGCCGGTCTAGGTTTCTGGCCAGCCGCTTGCCAAAGTTAAAACACGCTGCCTTTTTAAGCTTTCCCTTTTTGGCATCCAGGTAAGCCTCGTACAGGTTTTCACGGGTGAAAGCCTTTTCAAACAAATGCCCATAGCGTTTCATTGTAGAACCACCGTCTGACGTTCGAACCGGCTTGTGACCGGCCTACCAGAAACACGGCGAAACGCCGATTTCGCACGTAAGTGCCGGAAAGTGTCTCCCTTTGCTCCACCATCTAGTTGCCTAGTTCGAGGTGATTCAGAGTCGGGGCGAGCGCCAATGTTCGTGTTCGAATTAGAACGCGGATTGTTCAGATTGACGGCAGAGACGCCGGCATTCAGACCGTTGTTCCAGTTGCCACCACGGATCGGGACCATATTAAGACACCTCCCGTTGCTGCTTTTTCTGCTCTTCTCGGAGCCTTTCTTTCTCCCGCTCGTCTCTGATCCAGCCGCCGATCATGCGGCCCAGTTCATCGATGAGCAATGAAACCGTTAAATACCGATGCACCTCCAGTTCTTTGGGCGATTTTTCAGTTTCCGTGCCGTCTTTGTACTTGAAGTAGCCTTTGCGAAAAGCCTTCATCACATTCATACGAAGCCGGTTGTGAAACCGATCCATATTGGTCAGTGATGTTTTCTTGTGGAACAACATCTGCGAATCAACCATATGGTCATAAATCTCATCGCAGTTATTTCTGATCCGATTGGTCAATGCGTACTTTTCGAATGACGGGAAGTGGCTCAGGTAAATGTCCAGTAAATCAGACATTTCCATGTACTTCTCGTGCATTACAGCTTCGGAGTCTTTGCCCATGGCTTTAACGGGGCGCAGCTACCGCTGGCCCCTGACAAAGTTACAAAACAAAGGCGGGGCGAGCGCCAAAGGCCGTGCTCGAATTAGAACGCGGAGCGTACAGATAGACGGCAGACACGCCGGCATTCAAACCGTGGTCCCAGACGCCACCACGGACCGGGACCGTTTCACCGGCGGTGTTCACCCAGAATCCATCGCCACCCAGACCGGCAGCAGCCACTGGGAACAGCCCGTGCGCCTTAAGTACCGTTAGCGCAGCCGCCGACACCGGGTTAGCGCCGGTGCTGT